GGACACCCCCGCAAACCCCACACTGCTGAAGGAACTCCTGCTCGGCGACCGGGACGCACTGCTGCTCGGGATCCGGGTGGTCACCTTCGGTCGGACGATCCCGGTGGAGAAGTACTCCTGCACCGGCTGCCAGCAGTCCATGGACATCGAGGTCGACGTGACCACGATCCCGGTGCGCGACGGCGACGAGGCAGGCAAGGCGTACGAGGTTCCGCTGCGTAAGGGCGGGGTCGCCATGGTGCGGCTGCCTGTCGGTGCGGACCAGCGCGCGGTCTTCGAGAACCAGGATCTGAATCCGGCGGAGGCCAACACGATCCTGCTCGCCCGCGTGGTCGATTCGCTCGACGGCAAGAAGGTCAAGCGGTCAACCGACACCGTGAAGCGTCTCGGTGTTGCGGACAGGAAGCGCATCCTGGACTTCATCTCCGAGAAGCAGCCTGGACCGCTGTACGATGAGATCACCTTCGTCCACGAGGAGTGCGAAACCGAGAACCACGTGTTCCTCGGAGTGGTGGACTTGTTTCGGGATCTCTGATCCCAGGGATGCGCATCACGAGATCGTCGCAATCATCGAGGAACACCCCGGCTGGAGCCTGACGGAAGTTCGCCGGTTGTCGGTGCGGGAGCGCGCCTTCTGGTACCAGAAGGCCCTCTATGACCTTGAGCGAAGGACGAACTCGTGAGCGATGAGACGCCGGTAGGCGCTGGCCGCATCGCGGGTTCGAACAATCTCCAGCATTCCATTGACGCCAACACCCGCGCGGTTCAGTCGCAGGCTGGTGTCCTCTCCCGTGTGGCCCAGGGCCTGTCCACCATGACCCGCAACAGCGGGGGCACCGGCACGATCCGCAGCCAGGGCATGTCTGGCGGTATCGCCAACGGAGGCGGCGCGTCCTTCGGCTCTCTTGGTGGCATCCTTCGCATGGGCGGGGGCGTCGCCAGCGGTGGTGGCTTCCCTCGTATCGGTGGGGGCCTCGGATACGCCGGGGTCGCGGCTGATGTCGCTTCCTCCTACGGTGACATGCACATGGCCAACCAGGCCATGCGGGACTACAACGCCAACCTGTTCGGGTCGGGTCCGTTCCGCTCGACCAACGGCGGCTACCGTGGCGCGCTCTACGGCATGTCCTACAACAAGAACTACGGCCAGGGCACCGCTGACATGCAGTCCGCTCAGTGGACCCTGGGATGGGCCTCCAACCAGCAGGTCGGCTCGAACCGGTGGAACGCGATCCAGCAGTCGGTGGGTTCGTTCGGAACCATCGCCCGCTGGCGTTCGGCCTCTGACATCGCTGCCACCCAGGCGCGGCTCAACAGCGCCCAGGGCTACTACCAGATGTCCCAGTTCGGCATCCGAACGGACGTCCGAGGCCAGCAGCAGAGCATGGGCCAGATCAACAACCAGATCCTCGCTCGGTCCGGAGTCAGCCTCGGGGGGATGAACCAGGCGCAGATCAAGGCCACGTTCTCAGACAACTCCGCGCTGGCTGGCAACTACGCCCGGATGGGCTTCTCCCAGGACGACATCCGGATGTTCATGCAGAACAACGCCGCCAAGGCGCAGGCGATGTCCAAGGGCATGAGCGCCTCTGAGTACGACAAGAACGTCGCGGCGATGGCCAACAACGACTCCGGCGCGCGCAAGCGGCTGGAGGGTGCCATCGGCAAGAGCATGGTCGACTCCATCGGGAGCCGTCAGACCTCGGCCGAGAACCAGCAGGTCCAGCAGACCCAGGCCTTTGCCAACGCAACGATTGCTGCGACCGACGCGGTCAAGAAGTTCTCCGACATGCTCAATGTGGTCCTGGCCAAGTCGGGCCTGTCCATGCTTATGGGCGGTGGAGCGGGAGGTAGCAGCGTCCTCGACAGCGCGCTCGGCATGGGCAACCAGTTGAGTGGTCTGGGCGGCAGCCGAATGATGAGCAAGATCCCGGGTGTCGGCCGGTTGCTGGGTCGCTTCGGTGGAATCGCCGGGGAGGCTGAGCAGGGAGCGGGCCTCCTTGGTCGACTGGGTGGGCTGGGAAAGTTCGCCGGAGTTGGTGGGAAGTTGCTTCGGGGAGCGAGCATCGCAGGGTGGGCGTCCCTCGCTGGTGGCGCTATCGGAGGCATGATCTCTGACGGCCACGGCGGGGCTCGGGACAAGTGGGGACATGCCCTCAGCGGGGCAGCCACAGGCGCAGGCATCGGCGCGGCGGCCGGGTCCTTCATCCCCGGTGTGGGCACGGCCATCGGCGCGGGCATCGGTGGACTGATCGGCGCGGGCTGGTCTCTGTTCGGCGGCGGTAAGGGTGGCCCCAGCACCGGCCAGGCGGCGGGCGGCGGCCAGGGCAGTGGCACTATCCGCTCAGCCGGTGACGCGGTGTCCTGGGCTGAGCAGGAGGCCTACCACCCGTCGCAGAACTACTTCGACATGTGCGACTACTTCGTCGCGTCTTGCTTCGGCTTGTCCGCATCTGGATACGCCAGCGCCAAGGCGCACTGGAACAACATCCCGAACAAGATGAAGCACACGGACCGGAACCCTCCGGCCGGGGCCATGGTCTTCTGGGACATCGGATCGTACGGACACATCGCGCTGTCCGTCGGCGGCGGCAAGGTCGCGTCGACCGACATCATGGAGCGGGGCAAGGTCTCTGTGGTCCCGCTCGGGACCATCGAGAAGAAGTGGCGTGCCAAGTACCTGGGATGGGCTCCGCCCTACTACCAGGGCCGCACCGGCAGCGTCGGCGGCAACGCGGGCTCCTCCGGCGCATCGGTAAACGGGTCGCTGGCTGCCACCACCATCGGTTCGGCCGGTGCGACAGCGGCTGGTGGGTACTCCGACCTAGGGGGCAACAGTGAGGCAGCGATCATCGCGGCGGCCCTGGGTCGCTCGGCTTCCGGCACTCGCAGCGGCGTGAGCGCAGGCACCGGATCCCCGTCCGGCGGGCGCACCTCCGGCGGGCAAGCGGCGGCTGGTGGCGCACCTGGCAAGGCACCGACCGGAACCCTGGCCTCGTGGATCAACCAGGCCTTGAGCGACATGGGCATGAGCGGCGCGGGCAACGCGGCGATCCTGAACACGATCATCAAGCACGAGTCAGGGGGCAACCCGCGCGCGATCAACAACTGGGACAGCAACGCCAAGGCTGGACACCCGTCCGAGGGTCTGATGCAGGTGATCGGCCCAACATTCAAGGCGCACATGATGTCCGGGCACGGAGACATCTGGAACCCGGTCGACAACATCATCGCCGGGACCCGCTACGCCCTGGGCCGCTACCACTCGCTGAACAACGTCCCTGGAATCGTCTCGCTGCGAAACGGCGGCAAGTACGTGGGGTACAAGGACGGTGCCTGGCGGATCGGTGAAGATCAGGTCGCCCCGATCCACAAGGGCGAGATGGTCCTGGACGCCCGCTCTGCGGAGACCGTCCGGCAGGCCCTGATGCGTGACACCCACGGAAGCGCCAGCGGTGGCAAGGGTGGTGGAAGCGGCGCGGTTCTCGTGTTCAAGGAGGGCAGCGTAGTCATCCACGCTCGGGGCACCTCCGACGATGACATGCGCCAGGCCGCCAAGGTCTTCGCGGAGAACGTCGCGAACGACAACCGGATCAAGCAACTCCAGGACGGTTTCTGATGCCTGTTCCCCCGCCCCAGGACAACAACATCGGCAGCGGCGACGCCACGATTGGCTCAGCCACCTACGACTACATCGTCGGCACCGGATCCAACGGCAAGCCGTCTAAGCAGGGACTGGTGTACTACCAGCCTGCCTTCGACCCGCGCATCCTCACGACCCCGCACTGGGGCGGCGTTCCGGTGCAGCGCGGTCGGATCCGCACGGACCCTCAGTTCGCTCCCGACCCTATCTACACCAACCTGGGTCTGAACTTCCTGTACAACCCCACCCAGTTGGACGAGTCCTTCTCGGTCGACCCGACCGCTCAGCCTGCTGACGTGAAGAGCCAGTACGACACGTCCAAGCAGATCGGCGCGATGGGGCAGATGAACTTCAGCCTGCTCTTCGACCGCACCTACGAACTGTGGGACCGCAAGTACGTCAACACCCCAGTGGGGCAACTCGGCGTCTACACCGACGTTCGTCAGTTGTACGCCATGGTAGGGATGATCGACGCCCAGAAGATCTTCAGCGAGAACATCGAGCCCATCGCATACCCCATGACCGGCGTCTCATGCTGGTTCTTCTTCGGCAACCAGTACGGGGACCCCCCTCACCGGAACCGTGGTCCCCAGCCGGTGAAGAGGGGCGCGCAGAACCGCTCCCTGATCTACTACGGCCGAATCATCGGTCTCGACGTGACGTACTCCTCGTGGACCGAGTCGATGACTCCCAAGCGGGCGGCCGTGAGCCTCACGGTGCAGATGATGACCCCGTCCCAGTCTCACATCGACTTCACCAACCCTCCGTGGAGCAACAACAACTCCGGGGGCGGCGCAGCCAGTCCGACCAAGCCCGCACCAAAGGCATCACCGCCTGTCTACTTCCGGGGGCACTGATGATCTCGACACGATCCCGATACCGCACCAGTCCGCTCGGCCGCGTGGCCGACCGCAACGGTGTCCTCCAGACCGCGATCCTGCCCTCCTTCCCGTCCACGATGATCGTGAACTACACGGAGTACCAGTGGGCGTCGGGCGACCGACCGGACCTTCTAGCGACAGCCTTCTTCGGCGACCCCGCGTCGTGGTGGCGCATCGCCAACACCAATCCAGAGATCCTCATCTGGGACGAGGTGCTGGCGGGCACCGTCATCAGGATCCCTGATGTCAGTTAGCCCTCCGATGCTCAACCGGTACCTGGCGACCCGCCCGTTCCTGTCTCCCCGGATCGTCGTCGGACAGATTGCTGAGAGTCGAGATGTGGTCGGCTTCGACCTCATCGAGGAAGACGGCAAGCACGACGTTGCGATGATCACGATTCGCTACCCTCTGCCCGCACGGGGGAACCGTCCCACGGTGTCCTCGGCCGCCCTCTGGCCCACGAGCACCCCGGTGTCTGTCACGTGGGACCCGAAGGGGATCTACACCGACACCTTCTATGGCTACGTGCGCGGGCACACCGCCAAGCGGGACATCACCAAGACTCTGAACCGAGTCCTCTACGACGTGACCTACATCTGCACCGGCTCCTCTTTCCCCATGATGTCTACCAACTCCAAGGACTGGGGAACCGTCTCGGCGTCGTACATCGCGACCACGCTTGCCAAGGCTTATGGACTCCGTGCCGTGGTCGACCCGCACCCCCTGGTCCAGCCGTTCAACCAGTTCCGCACCAGCGACTACAAGTTCCTGGCTGACCTGGCCAATCGAATCGGCTACCGGTTCCGGGTGACCGGCGGCACGCTCTACTTCACCAACCCGATGCGCGAGTTCGAGATGGGACGTCGCCAGGGCGTGGCGGAGTTCTCGATGTATCAAAGGCCTAACCAGACAGACACCCTGCGCACCTTCCAGACCGTAGAAGGCGAGACCCTTTCCGACGGGGGAGTAGCAGCCAAGCACGAGATCACTCTGTCTCGCGGGAACGGCCGACCGCTGAAGGCAACCAGTGCGGCGTACCAGCACACAGTCTTCGGGGAGTCCGAGGGCGGCGGCCCGAACCTGAACCTGACCTTGGCATCTACCCAGTACACGCCGACCAACTACGCCGAGGCTCAGGCCCTGGTCGACGCTGAAGCGCTGAAGAACTTCTACTGGGTCGCTGCCACCGCAACGACAGCCGGTGACGCTCGCGTTCATCCTGGCGGTGTGGTCATGCTCGACGGTGACGCGCTTAACACGGAGTACCAAGGATCGTGGATGGTTAAGAGAGCGCACCACCGCATCTCGCGCAGCACATACGGGCGAACCTGGCGGGAGGCATACGACATGGACCTGACCTTGGGACGCAACGCAACGGCCCAGAGTGTGACCCGCGTGATCCCCGCCGAGTGGTTGGCAGCGGTGGCAGAGGTTCCCGTCGTGCAGCAGAACGGCTTGTGGATCGCAGGAGCCCCCGGTGGCTGACCTCTGCCTGTATCACGCCGTGGTTGTCACCGCTCGCACTGACGGCTCAGTTCGCGTCCGCATCCCCTCTCTCCTGGGCAGCGGCCTCAGTGGGTGGGTCAAGCCAAGCACTTCGGGAGCCACCGCACCGGCCCGGGGCACGGGTGTCTACATCGCGTTCGAGGGCGGCGATGTAACCAAGCCCGTCTACTTCACAGGTGGAGGAGGAGGTGGTGGCGGGGGAGGCGCAACCGGTCCGACCGGCCCCACCGGACCGACAGGCCCCCCGGGTGCTACTGGCCCAGCAGGTGCCACAGGGGCAACTGGCGCGCCTGGCACACCCGGTGCCGCTGGTGCGGCCGGGGCTGCCGGAGCAACTGGTCCTGCGGGAGCCGCAGGCCCCACGGGCTCGGCCGGGTCCGCAGGATCTACCGGGCCGACCGGGCCGACCGGGTCCACCGGACCGACAGGGCCAGCCGGGATGATCTGGGACGGGGCCTGGGCGTCGACCGTGTCGTACGTGCCGACCGACGTTGTGTCGTACGGCGGTTCCTCCTTCATCGCAATGCTCGCCAACCTCAACTACACCCCCGTGGTGGAGATGGTCTCCCGGGACTCCTTCACCCGGGCCGACTCCGCTACCTCGGCCGGATCCATGGAGACCGGAGAGCCGTGGAACGCAGCGGCTGGTGTCTGGGGAATCTCCGGCGGCCAGTTGTATAGCGTGTCTCAGTCAGGGGCCGGGTCGCTGCTGATCGCCGATGTGGCCAAGAGCGATCTGACGTTGTCCTACGACATCTTCCTGAACGGGTGTGGGCAGGCAGACTTTCGCTTTCGTTCCGATGTCACGGGGACCACCGGACTGGAGATCCTCCTAACCGCTACCACCCTCTTCCTTTACGACATCGACGCGGCGGTGACCCGGGCGAGTGCGGCGGTCAGTACCGGGGGAACGCACACCGTCAAGGTGGTCGCCGTCGGCACCAGCATCCAGGTGTACTGGGACGGCGGGCTCGCGATCACCTACTCCGGGGACACCCACTCCGGAACCTACATCGGTCCTCACCTCTACAACGCGGACCCGTTCTTCGGCGACGCCCGGTTCGACAATGTCGTCGCGGCCCCGGCTGTCTGGGAACTGGTGGCGGAGGGTGGGACCACCGGCTCAGTAGGTGCCACCGGGCCCGCTGGTGTGACCGGTCCCGTGGGGGCAACCGGTCCCGTCGGGGCCACCGGCTCCATCGGGGCAACCGGAGCGATTGGCCCCACCGGATCCACCGGTCCTGTGGGAGCAGGGGCTACTGGCGCAACCGGACCCGCCGGTCCAGCAGGTGCTACGGGCGCAACCGGACCAGCCGGTGCTGGCTCGACCGGACCGACCGGCCCTGCGGGCCCCGCTGGCGCTACCGGCGCGACCGGTCCTGCGGGGGCGGGATCGACCGGGCCTACTGGTCCGGCTGGTCCTGCCGGGGCTACCGGACCTACCGGTGCGGGAGCGACCGGGCCGACCGGCCCTGCGGGGCCTGCCGGGGCTACCGGCGCGACCGGGCCAACCGGGGCAGGGCTCACTGGAGCCACTGGACCGACTGGTGCGACGGGCCCCGCCGGGAGCACCGGACCCGGTGTTCTCGTCCTGAACTCTGGCGCGGCAGTGCCGGGCGGTACCCCAGCGGGCACCGTCATCCTTCGGAGGTAGGCCAGTGCAATACATCGGATCGGTAGGAAGCAAGGCGGAAACCGCAACCAGCCCAACCTGCGTGATCACCGTCGGTATCGCGGTGCCCAAGGGATCCAAGGTGTGCGTGGCGGCTGTCCACAACGCATCCGCTCTCCCCACCGGGATCGCCGACTCGCGCGGGAACACCTACACCCTGGACAAGACCGCCTCACCCTCCGGCGCACCGGTTACCCAGACGACGGTTGGCGCTTCGACATTGAGCGTTGCCCTCCAGGTGGGTGACACGATCACGGTTACTTGGGCCACCGGACAGTCCCGCCTGTGCGCCGTGGCTGACGCTTTCTCCCCGGCCGGGGCGTTGGATGTGAGTGCCGAGGCCACGGGATCATCGACGGCACCCAGTGCCGGATCGTCCGGCACCCTGGGTCACGCGGATGAAGTTGTCTATGTCGCTCACGGCGTTGGGGCGAGCACCGTCCCCACGATGACTGGGGGATTCAGCGCGGCCTCCTCGGTAGCCACAGCCAGGGGGTCTAACGAGCGGGCAGTGGCGGCCGGGTACCAGTTCACCACGGCCACCACAGCGGTCACCGGATCGGCGACCCTGTCAGCCTCGGCCTCGTGGTGCTCGGCCATGGTCTCTTACCCGATGACTCCCCAGTGGAGCGAGTGGAACGGCACAACAGAGGCACCCCTCACGGTCGACGGCGAGTGGAATGGAACCGCCATCGGAGCCCTCTCATTCGACTTCGTGACTTAGCACCTGGGCAACCGGTTCAGATAGCCTGGAACCCGGGATCCCAACATCGAAGCACCTCTCGAAGCACTTCCTGATCTCCCCGTTGCATACACGGATCCGGCCAACACCTCGACCGACGGAGATCACGCATGGGATTCACAGCGTCTCTTCCCTTCCGCCTGGGCCCTGATGGCTCGGTGGCGCTGGAGACCGATCCCAACGTCCAGACGGACCAGCGGATTCGTGCGCTCGTGGGGACCGTCCCGACCCAGCGCCTCATGCGTCTCGACTACGGGGTGAACCTTCCGGCCCTGGTCTTCGAGGACGAAGACATTGCCGAGGGAGAACTCCTACAGATGGTGACCAACTCCATGGCGATGTGGGAGCCGGGGGTCCAGGTCCAGAGCGTGGACGCGGTCCGTTCCAGCACATCCGCTGACATTCCCAGCGAGGGTTGGGGACCCGATGACCCCATCGTGGACGTCTCTGTCCGCTACCAGCGAGTCGACTCGTACACCAGCCCGGTGTCCGTGGCCAAGAAGTTGCACACGGCTGTGATCCGCGTCGGCGGAGAGGTGATGGAGGTTCTCGGTGGCTAACGTCAACGCCGACTACACCAGCAAGGACTACGACGGCTTCCGGGCCTCTTTGCTGTCGTACGCCCGCGCTACCTACCCCGACTGGTCCGGTGCTCAGACGGAGCACCCCAGCGACTTCGGCGTGATGCTGGTCGAGTTGTTCTCGTACATGGGTGACATCCTGTCCTTCTACGGAGACCGGGCCGTGCTGGAATCCTTCCTCAGCACCGCCACCCTGCGCTCTTCGGTCCTGGCGCACGCCGAGACCCTGGGCTACGTACCCGTGGGTCGGGTGGCTGCAACTGGAACGGTCACCGTGAACAACCAGAGCACGGTTGCCTCGGTCATTCCGGCGGGCACCAAGTTCATGACCGACTTCGTCACGGACCTCGACAGCCCGATCTTCTTCGAGTCCACGGCCGACGTGACTATCGCCCCCTCCAGCAACGGCAACGTCACTGTGAGCGAGGGATCCAGCCAGGGCACGATGACCATCACCGTGAACGATGGCACCGCCTCGCAGCAGAACGTCCTGGTCGAACTGCTCGGCACCTCGGACGGAACGATTGATCAGGTCTTCGTTCTTCGCGCCGCGAACGCTATTGATGCCAGCGTTCGGGTCTTCTCCGATGAGATCAACCCGAACACGTTGACCACCAAGGAGGAGTACACACGCTTCCTCTTCATCGTCAACGCGACCCCGCTGGACCTGGCCTACGAACTCCGGTACGACGACAAGGGCATCGCCTCCATCACCTTCGGGGACGGCGTCAACGGCATCGTCCCTCCCGCCGGGACGCAGGTCTACGCGGCCTACCAAGTGGGCGTTGGCGTTCGGGGCAACCTACCGTCCGCCGCCATCACAGAGATCGCCAGCGCGGTGGACGACGGGATCTCACTGGTGACCAGCAGTGCCACAACGGGGGGCACGGACGAAGAAGACACACAGTCGATCCGGACCAACGCCCCGCTCGTGTGGCAGACACAGAACCGGGCCGTCACCGTCCAGGACTACGCAAACCTGGCGCTGGCCACACCCAGCGTGTCCAAGGCGAAGGCCGTGTCCGCCAGTGCTGGAAGCGTGTCCATCTTCATCTTGGGGCCGGGTGGGAACCCCGCCTCCTCGTCCCTCATGGGTAGCGTCCAGTCGTTCGTGCAGGACCGCTGCATGGCAGGGACCACCGTCTCCTGCCTCGCGGGTACTGCCGTCCCGGTGAACCTAGGAACTGCGGGCAGCCCGGTGGTCATCGGTGTCAACGACCGTGCCATCGCGACAGTCACCAAGGACTCAGTCAACCAGGCCCTGATCACTCTGCTGAGCCCCATCAACCGAGACTTCGGCAAGCGCGTGACGATCTCGGAGATCTACCGCGCCATCGCCAACGTCCCGGGCGTGGACTACGCCATCGTCACGATGATGGCCCGCGCCGACGCGACCCAGTCCGGAACCAGCGATGCCGTCATGGCGGACTGGGAGATCCCTTCCCCCGGCACCTTCTACCTGACCGCCGAGGGCGGCATTGCGTAAGGACGAGGAATCATGAGTGCTGTCTGGCCTGCTGGCATCAAGTCGTTCACCACCAAGGTGAACAACGTCAACGTCGTGGACGCTGGCGATGTCGACTCGCTCCAGGACGAGGTCAACGCCCTGGAGACGATCCTCGGCGTGAACCCCCACGGCTCTTACCTGACCGTGGCGGATCGCCTTGCCGCCCTGAACCCGGGCGCGTACCCCACCCCGATAACAGTGGTTGGGCCAGCACAGAGCATCACGGCCACGGAGTGGGCCTACCTCCCGTCGCAGGTCTCGACCATCTTCACCTTGCCCGCCCCGGCCATCGTCCAGGCCTCATACGGTGCCTGGCTGTCGCTTGGTCCGACGCCCTCCACCAACGACGTCCGGCTAGGTTGCGTGATCTCGACCGGCGCAACCATCTCTCCGACCGACCCGTCGTGGGGGGCCGTCCCATACTTGTTCAACTCCTCCAGTACGGACACGGCTGCGAGCCAGGGCTTCGCGACGAAGACCTTCACCTGCAACGCAGGAGCATCCGCTGCGGCGCTCTATGCCTACCGGACCAACACCTCCTCCACGGCTGCCGTGAGTTACGCCTTCCTCACCATCACCGTCCTGCGCTGGCTGTAACCCATGGCCGTCTATGGGGTCGACTACTACGGGACCGTCCGGTACGGAAGCGGCTCGGGCGGCAGTGGCAGCAGCGCATTCACCGTCGAGGACATCCGTGGCGCTAGCGTTGCTCCTCTCAGCGCGGTCCTCAATGACTTCGGCGTCGTCACGCTCAACTGGACATCCCCGGACACGCTGGGGGCCCAGGGATCCATCTACCAGATGGTCCGGATCGTTCGCAGCCTGCGCGGGTACCCGATCTCGTTCGATGACGGAGACCTTGCCTTCCAGTCCGCGTACCCGGCCACGTCCTACACCGACTCAGGGCTGCTGCCGGGTCGGTTCTACTACTACTCGGCCTTCATCGGTCTGACGCCGGTCAAGTGGGACAGCACCATCACGTACATCCAGAACGAGTTGGTCACGGGTTCCGACGGACACCCCTACCTCGCGCTGGCGAACAACACGGCCACCGATCCCACTACGAACCCGGGCACATGGGAACTCCTCGCGGACGGTGCGGTTGTCTGGGTCAAGGCCGAGGGGATCACGGTGCTGCCGACCGCCAACCACTACTACAAGAATGCGGTCTACCAGAGCATCCCCGCCCCATACCGCGCGCTGAGCGACAGCGTCGGCACCTCTCCGGCCGAGGTCGACAACCCGGACCTGCGCAAGTTCACCGACGTCTTCGCCTTCGCCCTGGATCAGATCCGCACCGACTACGACCAAATCCCTTTGTCTAGGGACGTAGACAAGATGCGGGCGTCTCTTCTCGACGTCCTCGCGGCTGACCTGGGCGATGGCACCTACCCGTCGGTTCCGTACCGGCAACGGCGGGCGCGCGCGAAGTCCTTCAGCATGATCAGCAGGCTGAAGGGCTCAGTGGAGGGCATCCGTTCGTCGGTCAACTCGGTCACCGACTGGGACATCGTGATCGACCCCGGCACCAACATGATGCTTGACCTGGACGTGGCGGAGTTCCGGTACCCGATTGTTCCCGTGTGGAGCCTGGCGGTCTCTTACCCAGCCGGAGCCGTCGTGAAGGACGGGGCCTACTACTACCAGTGCAAGACCGGCGGGGCCCTTGGGACGGGCCAGGCACCCAGCGGGGCGGCCACCACCAATACGTGGTGGACCTACCTGACCGAGGCGAACACGGAGTACCCGTACGTCGGGGACTACAGCCCGAACACCATCTACGGGAAGAGTTGCGTGGTCTCGTACAGCGGCCACTTCTACCTCTCGGCGAACACCGGGCTGCTCGGCTCTGCTCCGACCGGGGCCGCGACCAGCAACGCGAACTGGACCTACCTGACGGACGACCTCGGTGTCCTCAACGACGGCAACGTGGACACCGGAGGGTTCAGCGGCTGGGAGGCAGGTATCGGGACGCTGGACAAGGTCGCGACCGATCCCTACATCTTCAACTACTTCATGACGAAGGCGCACAACCAAACAGGGCCCGACGGCAGCGCCAACGCGTCGAACCTGCTGAAGGTCACAAACCTGTCGGGTAGCACGCAGTCCGTCGGAGCGCGATCCGTTCCTCGCATGTTGTCGACGGCCGCCCTCTCGAACGTGCTCACCCAGGGAGACGTGGCCAAGTGGGGTGTACCGATCCCCACGCCTGAAGACTGGGCGAGCAACAAGAAGTACCACGCGGCGGACGTGGTCCAGTGGGGGCCCTCTCGGTACGTCTGCGTCGCCGACAACGTCGGAGTCTCCCCAACGGGAACCACCAACGGCAACCTCTACTGGGCATACCTCAGCCGGGTTGAGGACGTGGCATACACGGCTTCGTACTCGACCCAGAAGGCCGGGGCGACGGGGCGGGTGGCCCGCGCGCAGATCGAGTGGTACTCCGGCGATGGCGTCCTCATCGCAACCGCTGCTGAGTGGCTGGATAACACCGACATCGGGATGCAGTACGCCGACACTTTCGCGGGCTTCGGGATCCTCGACGTCCGGCATCTTCCGTTCCGGGCAGGTACCGCCGTGGATGCGACTTGGACCACGGTCGCCTCGTCGGCATGGCGGGTCGGGTACAACGTGGCCTACCTCGATCCTTCGGTTGCTGGCCAGCCCACTAGGGACTTCGCGTGGTTCACAGGCGAGACCAACGGGACAGTGGCCATCACCTTCCGCGACATCCCGGCGTCTGCTACGCGGGGCTCCGGCGTGCTCTTTCGAGGGTCAGACGACTCCAACTACTGGTACGCGACCAGCAGGGCGCTGGTGAAGGTCGTGGCGGGGACAGCGACCACTCTTGCTACCTGGACACCCCTTAGCCCGGGCGACCGGATGAGGGTGAACTTCTCTGACAGCGCCGGGGGCGTCGAGGTTCTTAAGTACAACTCGGTCGACCAGTGGGTGGCGAACGGACGCTTCACGTCCCTGGCTATTTCCGCTGACACGTTCAACCAGACCGCGACCCGCGTCGGGGTCTACGCCGACTTCCTATAGGACTACTGATGACTGTCTTCTTCCCTGGCCCCCTGAGCGGCCACGTCGGGCTCTCCGGTGACATCACGCTGCGCAAGTTCGTGCCCGCCAACAGCCTGTCCGACTTCGCCTACTGGCACACCAAGCGCAGCCAGATCACCGCAGGGAACGACCGGCCGGACCCGATCATGACGCTGGTCACGCAGTCCGACGAGTACACCAACACGACCTGGGTCCGGCCCGCTGTGGCCGCGACCGCTCCCCGCGAGTACTACAAGACCTTCGACCCAGTTAACCCGGACTCCTCGGTTCTGCTCTGGCCACGGGCGAAGTTCGCGGCGGTCAAGGCGATCTGGGATGCGGTCCCCAACAACGAGGCGCACCTGCTGACGGACGTCCAGTTCGAGCAGTCCCAGGGCAGCCTTCGCAACCTGCTGTCCTTCGAGGCCGCGACCATGGAGGGGCGCGTCTTCCCCTACGTGGAGTGGGTCGGGGGCGGCACCGCCACGCTTGACGTCAATGGGTACCCCGGCGTGGACCAGAGCACTGACCGGGCCTTCTCCGGCACGCACTCCTGCAAGGTGCTCGGGGCTTCGGACGGAGCGAACTACTCCCCGATCACCACTCCCTTCTTGGGAATGGGGGACGTCGCTGGGATGGATGGCGAGTACATCACGGGCCAAGCGATGATCAGCGCTTCCACCAGCGGCAGGCAGTACGAGTTGAACGTTCGGTTCTACGACGCGAACGGTGCGGCCCTCGGCACCGTGACCTCCTCGACCATGACGAGCAACGGCACCGACACCTGGATTCCGGTGACCATGATCGCTCTCGTCCCGGCTGGAGCCATCTGGGCTTCGGTGGTGGGCGTCGGGCTGGCGCAGAAGTACAAGTCTGCGACGGCAGCCTCCTGGTCGTACGACTCCACCAGCGGCAAGAACACAGTCACGACCACAGCCGCCCACAACTTCGACGCTGGGCAGGAGGTCATAGTCAACACGAGCGAGGCCGACATCAACGGCACCTTCGTGATCACCGACGTGACCAGCACCACCTTCTCGTACCGGGTCTCACCGGCCCCCGTCTCGTCGGGAACCTGCACCGGGACCGCGCAGGCATACGACGTGTTCTACGTGGATGACACCCGGCTGCTAGCGCCGCAGGCTTCCTACGGCCCTCGCGCCTACCAGTCGCCCCGCTCGTTCAACATCAAGGTGCGCCCTCAGAGCATCAACCGGGTCCGGAATCCCAGCATCGAGGACGCGACCATCGGAACACGCGGCTACGCGGCCTTCGGTCCTGGCACCCCGGCGGTCAGTCGCGACACGACAGTAGCCAAGAGCGGCGCGGCGTCCCTCCACGTTCACGTCCCCTACAACGCGGGAGCGACGACCGACACCTACGGGGTTCGAACGACCACGTCAGCCGACGGGGTCAACAACTCGCTGGTGACCGGTCTGAAGCCCTCCACGACGTACACCTTCAGCACCTGGCTCAAGCAGGGACCCGGCTGCCCCAACGTCCGGACGCTCTTCGGAGTGGGGGAGGACCGGTTCAGCGGGCTAACCGCAGCAGACATCCGGGCCATGCATTCCAACAACCCCATGTACGTGGATGGGGACTGGACCCGGCTCTTCTACACCTTCACGACCTCCGACAGCGAACTCACGGGCGAGTGCTTCCTCAAGGCCTACATCGCCAACGACGACCAGCAGTCTGGGGTCAACTCCGACTTCTGGATCGACATGACCATGGTCATCGAGGGCAACCTGCCGGGCGACTACTTCGACGGCGGCACCAGCATCGACACGATGTGGACCGGCACCCCGTCCTGGTCACGCAGCCATTACTACCCGGGGCTCCGCGAGCGGTCAACCGTCTTGACCGAACTGGTTACGAATGCGCTTCCCAGAGATGCGGCTTTCACTGTTACATTCGGAGTGGACGAAGACCAGTACATCCCGTCCGTCGGAACACCCGCTGCCCCCGGCGCACCTGGACCGCGCTACCTCGGGCGCGACTCGCCATACCCGGAGCGGCTCATCGCCGCCCTGTCGTCGTACTAGGAGAACCCATGTCTTCTCAGACCATTCAACTCATCACCTGGGCCATCACCGTTGTGGCTCCCCTGATCGTCGGGCTCGTCACCAAGTCCTCCACCAACAGCCGGGTCAAGTCCCTGCTGCTCGCGGCCCTAAGCCTGGCAGTCGGTGTCGGCAACCAGGCCGTGACCGCAGCCAACGCGCACGCCGCGTTCAACCTAACCGGCGCGCTGTACGCATCGACAACGGCCCTGGTGACCTCGGTGGCCCTGCACTACGGCGTGTTCAAGCCGACCGGTGCCGCTGCGGCCGTGGCCAGCACCCTGGTCAAGGATGTTCCGGCCCTGGCCCCCGTTGTTGCCGACATCGAGGCGGCCCTTCCTGCGGCTCCGGCCCCGGCGGACGTGGCGACAGAGTCTGCGGATGTCGCGTCGGCCGTGGCGGCTGACCCGGCGGTCGCCTCCGACCACGGTGCTTGATCTGATCCTGCTCGTCCTCGCAGTGTTCTGGGCCTGGGAGGGGCTGCTCCCGCTGCTCCCCTCCTGGGTGCCGGACGCCGCCAAGGCCGGGCTCGTTGCCGCCCTCGCCTTCGGGTTCACCTACCTCCCGCGCAGCGTCCTCCTGGCCCTGGCGGGCGCAGGCGCTGTGGGGCTGCTGCACGTCGCGTTCGTCCGTCCCAAGGAGCAGGCAACCACTGTCGCCCGGGCCGGTCGAGGACGGATCCCCGGTCTCCCATAGGGGGCGTGTCGGTGGACTTCGAACCGCTTCTTCCGTTACGGTTTCTGGTGGAGTGTATTAACTACCACCAGGGAGCACCCATTGGCTGACCAGAAGATTCTGTTGGGCTTCTACGGACCCGGCGACTCAACCACGGCGAACACCGCCGAACTGCTTGACGACTTCCTTGATCATGAGGACGAGATCACCGTCGTGGTCCCGGCCGCCAAGCGCCCTAGCAAGGGCATCCAGTCCGTCTACGACTGGATCATGGAGGGCCAGGCCCCGCTCCAACAGGTCATCATCACTGGCGACGAGGATCTGCCCCGGGACTACCCGGAGGAAGACCTGGCGGACGCCCGGGACGACGACCCGTTCGGCGTGGTGTTCTCCGCCGAGGCGGACGAGGCCTACGACAAGGTCTTCCTCATCGTCTTGTGGGGCGAGGACGGCGACGAGGCCACTGAGTCCCTGGTCCTGAGCGCCCAGCGCGCCGTGGGCATCAAGGTGCTCGATCTGACCTCCGGCCTGGACGTCATCGTGCTCGCGCCCCCGGCTGCCGAACCGGCTGAGGATGAGGCAACAGCGCCCGCTCCGGCCCCGCTGAAGAAGAAGCGTCCCTCCGTGGCGGAGAAGGCAGCCGAGGCCGCAGAGGCCGCTGTAGAGGCTCCCCCTCCGGACGACGAAAGGGCCGCTGCGCCGGACAACCCCGACGAGGACGCTGCGCCACGGTCGGCACGGGAGATCCGCGAGGCCATCGAGGCGACGACGTGCAAGTTCTCTGACGAAGAGCGGGCTGCTGATCGCCTTCGGCTCCAGTCCCTTCAGGACGGAGCGGCCTACGAGCCAGTCGACCTGCCGCACGACGGTGGCGGTGCTCACGTCGAGCGCAACTACCTGACTGAGTTCGAGGAGTCCTACGAGCGGATGATGGCCGCCGCCCGGGCGCTGATCGCGGACAACATGGAGCGGGCAGTCCAGCACGAGCAGGAGATGGCTGACCTGCACTTCTCCCACACCGGGGAGCGGACACCGGCTGAGGCCCCCGCCAAGACCCGTGGACGGCCCCGCAAGGACGGTTCCCCGGCGCAGCCCAGGGACACCCGCGTGCGGGTGCTGGTGGACGCCTCAGGGCAGGTCATCGGTAAGCGCGGATCGGGTCGGCCACCGGCTGACACCACGACCCTGAGCCTCGACCCGGAGGAGTACGCCGTGCTCGCCGGTCACCTCGGACTGGAGGACTGATGTCCATGTGGGACGTACTAATCAAGAAGGCAGAGAAGGCTGACGGGACCAACCTCGTCGTGGCTCTCCTGCTGTTCGCGCTGGTGGCTTGTGGCGCTGTCTTGGGGTTCGTCGCAGTGCTGGCTGCTTGGTCGAATCACCACTGACAGGAAAGGGGAGAGGGCCCGGGAGCAATGCGCTCAGACCGGGCCCTCTCATTGGCCAGCGAGCCCACCACAAACCCGCCGAACCGACACGAGAGAAGCGTATCAGATGACACATCAAACAGAAGCGACACGCCGGGACTGGAAGAGGTGGGCCTTGAACTTCGACGGACTCACGACGACCCAGAAGATGGTGCTCATCGTCCTGGCAGATCACGTCAACGACGTCGCTTCCTGCTTCCCTTCCATCGCCAGCATTGCGCACACCTCGGGACTGAAGGAGCGGGCCGTCTACATGGCCCTGAACGACCTCGAAGCGGCCGGTGCCATCAAACGCGAGAGCCGGTCAGCGGACCGCAAGTCGACCGTCTACCACCTGCTGATCCCGGTCACGGTGGAGGGCGATTGGACCGATGAGGACCCCCTGCATGACGTGCATCCCCTGCATCAGATGCACCCTTCCGAACCGGTTCAAAGAAGGGCAAACCGGACAGACCCCCTGCATCAGATGCACCCTAAGGTAACTGATGTATCTAAGGATCAGATGGTAGGGACTTCGTCCCTACTGCCGACTACGTCGGCAGGTTCTGGAACCAGAGTTCGTTCGAAGCCCAAGAGGAACCAGCCGGTCCTGGATGAGGATCCCCAGTCGGTTGCCCTGCGGGACATCGAGTCGACCGGCCAACCAGCGGTCCCGGAGATCCGCGAACGGCCCCGGCCTTCCGGCCGCCGGGATGTCGATCCGGACACCGGTCTCGGGCTGGCTCAGTACCTGACCAAGGCCGCCAACCAGCGGGTCCCGTCGTTCGGCGACGAGAACATCCTCGCTTCGAAGATCAAGACCTGGGGCCAGGACCCTGCGGTCGTCCGGCTCATGGCGGACGTGTACGTGGCGAGCGGCTACCACCGTGGCGCGCGGTCGATCTGGCTGGACTTCATCAGCCGCCGGGAGGAACTACTCCGGCTGGTCGAGGGCCGTGTCGAGCGGGACCAGGACGAGTCGAACCGGGATGACCCGACGCGCTGGGTCTGGTGAGCCAAGCCAAGAACCGGTTCTTCTGGTACGGTTCATGGGAACCACCACGAACGGAGCATGCCACCATGGAGAAGTCCAGCGACACCATCGCCCCGGCGACGATGCTCCGGGTATATCAAGGCGAGGCCAAGATTCCCGTGGCCTACCGAGGTGCCCGGCTAACCCCGGACTCTCCGCGCGAGGCGTGGCAGTTCGTGGATCATCTCCGTGACCACTACGTGACCAAGCACCGCCCGTTGGACGAGTACCCCGACGACCCCCGCAAGATCGGTCGCGGTCTTTGGCTCGCGGGCCCCGCCGGTACCGGCAAGACATGGCTGGCCTGCGCCATTCTCAACGAGATCATCATCAACAAGCGGCACGCCGACGGTAAGCGCCTCGACCCGTACTTCATGCGAATCCAGGACTACTTCGCAGCCCGGCTCCGCCTCCCCAAACTCCGCGACGATGACATCGAGGGCTTCTACCTCTCCCGGGAGGTCGCCAACGTCGAGCAGTCCTGCGTCGTGGTGCTGGACGACCTCGGCAAGGAGCACTCCAACGAGCGCGGCTGGTCCCAGACGGAGATCAACCGGATCGTCCGAGCGCGGCAGATGGACGGTATGCCCACGATCATCACGACCAACCTGAAGCATTCCGACTTGGCCGAGAGGTACCGGGACCCGGCGTTCGCTGACTTCGTGACCGGGGCATTCACTCCCGTCGGTCTCGCGGGTGGCTCTAGGCGGCGTGACTGATGTCCTTCGTCAACTTCTCGGAGGGCCTTTTACACGACGGGGTGTGTCTCTGGTGTCTCACGGTCTTCGACAAGCGCGAGAGCAAGCGGGAGCACTACTGCTCCCTCTACTGCGAGCGGACGTACAAGGCCGCCACGGCCTGGCAGATCGAGGAGGCGTCACGTGCTGAAGGGTGACATCGACAACGCTGTCGAGCCGCGTCTGCTGCTTGTGTGGGAGAACCTTGTGGCGCTCCCTCCGCAGGAGGCCGAGGGCGTCAAGCGCTGGTTCCAGCGGAAGACCCTGGCCAAGGCGGTCAACGCCTGGACCCTGAACAGCCCGCTCGCCCTGCGGCTGTACGACATCACGTACCGCAAGGGCTACAACGTCGACGTCGTCTCGTTCATGGACCATGAGTTCGAAGAGGCCATCCGGGACTGGTGTGAGGACCGGCATCATCTACCCGTCGGCCAGGTCTACACCACCGACCCCGACATCCTGGCCCGTGAGATCGCGTGGCGTCCCGAGGTCGCCGCGATCTACGACCCGAACCCCGGGCACATCTTCACCTGGGGGAGCAAGGGACGCATCGTCAACTCTGCTGCTCCTGACCTATTTGGCCTCGGCCGATGAGTCAGGACTTCGAGCACCTACTCATCCGGAAGATCCTCGGCGAAGAGGACTTCGGCCCGGTCGCGGACGCAGGCGTCACCCGCAAGTTCTTCCTGAACAAGGGTCACCGCGACGTCTTCGACATGATCGTGTCGCACAAGGCCGAGTACGGCGTAGTACCCACGGTCGAGACAGTGCAGGCCGACTTCCCCACGTACAACCTGAAGGAAGCCGCAACCGAGGCCTACCCGTTCCTGATCGAGCGGCTTCAACACCGGCACGCCATGGCCCTCGCCGAGCACGGCCTGGCCGAGGCAGCCGAGGCGCACGATGACGGGGACCTGGAGACCTTCAAGGCGAAGATCGCCTCCACTCTGTACGAGATAGAGAAGGACGTACCCCGAGCCCGCGACACCGACATCACGAAGACTCGTGAGGACCGGTGGGCTCGCTACATGCAACTGAAGAACCAGAAGGACGGCCTGCGCGGGATCCCCACCGGCTTCCGCACCATCGACAAGGCGACTCAGGGTCTCCAGCCAAAGCAGTTGGTCACCTTCATCGGGCCGCCGAAGGCTGGCAAGTCCACCCTCATGCTGCTTGCTGGTATGAGTGCGGCGCGTGACCTCAACCGTGTGTTGTTCGTCGGGTTCGAGATGTCCAACGATGAGCAGGAGGAGCGCTTCGACGCGATCCATGCGGGCATCTCCCACTCGCACCTGCGTGGCGGTCAGATGACCGCCGAGGAGGAGAAACGGCTGGTCCGCTCGATGAAGATCATCGAGGAGTACCCCGACTACATCCTCAGCAACGACACCTCGGGGGCCATGACGCTGACCGGGATCGCCTCGAAGGTCGAGCACTACCGACCAGAGATCCTGTTCGTGGACGGAATGTACATGATGCACGACGAGCAGTCCGGCGAGACCAACACCTCGCAGGCGCTGACGAACCTGACCCGTGGCTTCAAGCGGCTGGCACAGAGCCTGGACATCCCCATCGTCATCAGCACCCAGGTGCTGGAGTGGAAGATGGACAAGAAGAAGGGCGTCACCAGCCAGAGCATCGGCTACTCGTCCTCGTTCGCACAGGACTCCGACGTGATCCTCGGTGTCGAGCGCGTGGACCCGGAGATCGAGGAGAACCTCAACAAGGTCAAGGTCGTCCTGTCCCGAAACTGCCCGCCCATGGAGTCCTACATCCGCTGGGACTGGGAGCACGGCAAGTTCCAGGAGCAGGCCGAGGACTACGTGCCCGGCGGCGACGACGAGAGCGGTGTTCCTCGTGCGGCGTTCTAAGCGGGGGCCTGGTTACGACAATCTCCCGATCTTCGACACGCCCATCCCTGGCAACGTCCAAGCGTGTCTGGATGAGTTGGGCGTGGAGATCCTCCGCATCATCGGTGATGAGGCGACCGGCAAGTGCCCGGGTCACGTGGCTCGCCTGGGCAAGCAGGACCGCCACCCGTCCTGGTCCGTCAACCTGGACTCCGGCGTTCACAACTGCTTCTCCTGCGGGTTCGCCGGACCCTTCGTGACCATAGTCCAGGAGGTGCTGGGCTGCGACCGGCTGACTGCTGTCGAGTGGGTCCGCGCGCGCGGCGGCATCGAGCGGGTCAGAGCGATCCTCAACAAGAACAAGGTTTCCGCCGCCGACCTTGCTGATACGACCAAGCAGATGAACGAGGCCAGCCTGGCGCTGTTCGTGGACCCGCCCGACAAGCAGTTGACGAAGCGCAAGATGACGCTGCGGGCCGCCCGTCACTACGGCGTGCTGTGGGACGCGGACGCCAAGATGTGGATCCTCCCCATCCGCGAGCCGGAGACGGGGAAGTTGCGGGGCTGGCAGGAGAAGGCTCCCGGCCACTTCAAGAACTACCCCTTCAACATGGAGAAGAAGGACTGCCTGTTCGGCTACGAGTGGCTGGCCGACCAGGGCCTGGCAATCCTCGTTGAGTCACCGCTCGACGTGCCACGCATGTACGCGTCGGGAATCGAGGGCGCTGTCGCGTCGTACGGGGCCAAGGTCAGCGACGAGCAGTTGGACCTGATCGCTGCGAAGACGGACCGACTCATCGTGGCTCTGGACAACCCGTACATCGC